TACCATAGTAGCTTGTCAGCAAAGTAGCCTGGCGATCCTTTCACTTTTCTGTCTTTTTCGTGCCTGGCTTTGTAAAGTTTTCGGCGCTGATCTGCTACTTTTTTGCCGAATAACTTTTTATATGTTGGGTAATCTAAATAACCTTTTGCTCCTACACTAGTTAAAAAATTACCATTTTTATCAAAAACATCTATTTTTTTATCTGCTTTACTACTCGGCCTCACTTTGACATTTAACCTCTTTGCCTGTGCCAGCGTGTATGGCAAGATCTTGTACATTATTTTATTAATCTTTTTTGAATCGTTATTTGTTTTTTTGTAGCTTTTATTTCATCTCGTAATCTGTTCGCCATTCTTGCAAAATATATTTTACCTTGTGTATCTTTGGCAAGTTTTTTACTTTCAATAGCTTTTTTTAAATGATATTCAGCTATTGATAAATTATTTGTCAAATGTTTTAATTGTAAAACATGATTAATATTTGTTTTATCAATACCACTCATAACACGAATATTAACGTTGTGACTCTTCGTATCGGTGTGCATTTCACTAGTGCGCTTGCTTTTTTTAGCTTTTATTTTTGTAGCTGATTTTTTCTTTACTGCACCTAATTTTTTTCCACTACGTTTTTTAGTATAACTAATTGCCCAGGCTTGTTTTACAGCTTGTGCTTGTGTTAATTTAGGATTCTTTTTTCGTAGTTTTTTTGCCTCTGCAACTACTGCTTTGAATCTTGCTCTTGCGGCTTTTTGTTTTGCTGTCATTATTTACGAATTATTAAGTAATAAACGGCAGCACCGCCAATTACCCATGGTAAAAAATTAGGTTTGCTAGTTGCTACTTTTTCAGTAAAAGCAGGTGTTTGAGTTATTTCCATACTAGGCGCACTTTCTTCATCAAATACTTGATCGGCTACATTAATGTATTTAGCTTCTGTTGCCGCTTTTGGCTCAAGAGCTTTCTTTGCTAATTCCTGCGCTTTTGCATTTAGAGCGTCCTTTCCTAGTTGTACTAATTCCGCAGGATCTATTCCAATGTCTCGTAATACGTTTGCTACTTTAACAAGTAGTGGAGCTGCTGCTGTAGCAGCTGCTGCTGGCGCTGCACCAATAGTGTCGTCGCCGAAAATTCTTTTTTTCTTTGATCCTTTTTCCCAGGCTGTTTTTAATGCTTGCAATTTACCGCCTACTCCTTCCCAAAAATTTGTGATTTTGCTAGGCGCTTTTTGCCAGGCTGCTGCTAGTTTATTTCCTAGTCCAGCAAAGTTTAATGCTACTAGTGCTAAAAATGCGTTGCGTACTGGTGATGCTGCTACTTTCAGTACAGCCTTTGCTCCTTTCTTTAAAACCTGACCTGTTATACGTCCTGCAGCTTTGCGGGCGGCTTTGACTTCCGTTACTGCCGCTTTTTTCATCGCTTTAGTCGATGCCGCTTTTTTTGCTGCTTTAGCAGATTTTAAATCTGCTTTTTGTTTGGCTGTTGCGCCAATTCCGCTAATTGAATATAAGGCCATAGGTTTTCTATCTGTTGCGTAGGTATACGCTTTTTTATAGTCAAATTTATTTAGTACAGGATCTATCCAAATTTCATTTTTTGTGCCAGGGTTTACTACTACAAAAACGTGCTGCGGCTCTTTGTTAAAAACTCTATAACTGGCAAATCTATAAGAAAAAGGTATTCCTAAATTTTGTAAAATACCACCAGCAAATAAACTGTAATGTTTGCAATCGCCGTACCCCTGCGCTAGTATTGCGCTAGGACTTTTTACAGTTTGCTTGCTACCAGGCTCAATCACATATTTTACATTCCCTTTTAAGAAATTGTAAATTTTTCTTGCCGTTTCTTTCCTAGATCCCGTATTAAAAAAAGAACTTATTTTGCTATAATCCTGCGCATGTCTTTCGTGAGCTTTTAGAATTGCGTCAATAATATCTTTAGTGCTTTGATCATCTGTTAATATTTCTTGACGATTCTGAAATGGACCTAATCTGCCCATTAATACACTTGCATTCATATATTTCTACTTTCACTAATTGGTACAACAAGACCATCTACGTTAGCTGTTCCTTGAAAACTTGCCGCAATAGATCCAACAGGTTGAGTTAAAATTTCTCTAATTGATTGAAAAACTCCAGTTGCACTTGGTCTTGCTGTAAGACGCAAAATACTTTCCTGATTAGGTAGCACTTTCTGATCTCCAAATGCTGATACATTAGCCAAGTACTTGTCATTAACACTTACTGAACCTGTTATACTTTTTATAGTGATTGTCTGATTAGTTGGGTTTTGAACTGCCATCTCTACATTAACTGTAGGTGATAGTAGTGTACCGCCTGGGCGTAGAGAACGCAGAAAAAAATTTGCTTTTTGGCCAAAGCGCAATTTAGATAGTAAATAGATAGCGGCAACACCACCAACCACCCAAAAAATATTTCGCATTTGCTATTGCATCTGCGGCTTTTTTATTCCCTAATCGTTTGTCTTAACTAAAGTACAAAAAAAAATTTGAAGAAAAAATTAAATATTGAAATATTTTTTAAAATGTAAATTTTTGTTTTGTACGTTTTGGCTTTTATAGAGCCATACACATACAAAACAAAGTTACAAAAAAAAACTGATATTTTAACGAATTTCCTTAAAAATATTTATTAACATTCACCTACATTGACCTTTATTTAATAAAAAGTATAGTATAAAAAGGGTAAAAAAAAGGCCAGAGTAGAAACTCCAGCCGTTGCCATGCAATTAAACCAACTCTGCTTATCGTAGTAAATTTAGGTATTTTTTCTAAAATCGCTTACAAGCCACGTGCGACGTTCAAATTCCGCTGTTTGTTTATCATACCAGTTAATATACCATGCGCCTTGTTTTAGGGCAAATTCACCGAATTTAACGATATTGTTAATGTTCCTATATTTTCTAGGTCTTTTTGTTCCTGGCTTAAAAAAAATAATTGCAGTTTTTAGCGGTTTTGACATTTTTTTACTAATTTAGCAATGAATGCAGGTGATCTGTGGTTAGTTCCTTAGATCGTTTGTCAGCGGCAGTAGAGTTTAACTCCTGCCGCTTTTTTTTAAAATGGTAGATCATCTATCATTATACTATCGACACTACCCTCTGACGTACCTGTTCCCATTTTTAAAGATTGCTGATGACCTTCTGAATTAAGATCTATTGACTTATTTTCTGTAAATAGCAAACGCATATAATTCGTTCCTGATTTACTTTTGTTTACCCAGGCAGCAATTTTGTAATCCTTTTGATCAATAAATGCTTTACCAGTGTAATCTGGCTCCTGTTCCTTGACCTTTTTTAAATTTTTAAAAAGGCTGCCGCTATTGTTTTTTTCCATAACTGTAGTTGTTCGGTTTCCTCCGTCCCCAGGTTTAAGATTTTTATATTTATCTGAAATAATCATTGGCACCGTGTGTTTCCAATCTATCTGATGATGTAACCTTTTATTCGTAGTATTTAGCATAACAACTCTTACAGAATTAGGCATCATCATAACTGTAGTGAAACTTTTACAATAAGTACCGTATTGTAGGTATGCCTCTGTCATACCACCAGATGTTTTCTGTGTCTCTGCCTGACAGAGCTGTACTGACGTAAAAGTAAAAAATAGTCCACCCCTAGATCCATGAATTACATATGCATTAACATCTTCGTTTAATTGACCTAAAAATTGAAATGGTCTGTCTACATCACAAAAAAAAGAGTTCATTGCTTTTCTTTTTAATTGAGTGCCACAAAAACCACCTATATGATCCCCGCCTTGAGAAAAAGTAATTGATAGACAATTTGGAACTTTAATCATAAAATCAATAAAAGTTTGAAAAACACGATCAATGTTTTTAGTATTAACACTTCCGTTTTCATATCTTAACAAAAAGCTACCGTAGTCATCATCAAAAACTACAAAATATTTCTTTTTTAATTTTTTAGCAATATCAAAACAAGCATTTCTGGCGTGCGTAGTTGTCCTACGATTGTCAAAATTATTACCCTCGTCAACCTGATCTGCATAATATTTTTTATCAAATATTATTACTTTTTGAGGATATTTTTTAACATACTCATCTCTTGTTTTATCTTCGTTATCGCAGATTAAAAAATATGGACCTGAATAATTACATCTTTTTAATGTCTTTAATGTAATCTGTTTATCAGGTCTGCCGTGTGTTATTATAAACACAACAAAATTATTCTCCATATTCTTCCAAATATTGTTTTCTAATTTCATCTGATAGCTGAATATAACCGTATTCAATTGCCTTATTAAAATCTATTATAACTAGAGCACTCCTTTCCATTAAATGTTGCATTTCTGGTGAGGCATGAGCATAGTAATCTGCAATTTTTTCATAATTAAATACAGAATGTCTTTTTGCTGCGTCTATCAAAAAATTTTTTTCTTCATATGATAAGTTAGATTGATCAATTTCTTTCATTAATCTATGTGTTTTTGATTTATCTACTAACTCTAATATATGAGGCTGTTTATTTTTAGGTTCATAAATAGGTGCTCCTATTTTTGTAGTGTATTTTTGTTCGTCATCTGGAGCAAATTCTTTACCAAAAAGATTGATTTGTTTCATTTTTTTTGTTTTTTAGTTGGTGTGACAATTTCTTGTTGTATATATGGCACTTGACTCCATCTGCCATCAAAATTCATTATTGCTATTGGGTCAAAGTCTGTATCGCTTCTTAAATATTTTGATTTTAAAATAAATTGATTTGTTTCTTTATTTTTCTCAACTGTCATGGTGCTCTGTGCCCAACGATCTGTATTTGATCCTAAATGTCCTAATGTTTCCCCCAATCCTTTACCTAGATGTATGACACCTATCATTAATATATTATATTGTTTAGTAATCCTTTTAAACCAGTTTGTTAACACTCTTGTTTCTTCTTCTGAATTGTAATTTAGACACAGATCAAGTAAACCATCTATTATAATACAGCCGCAATCTTGGTGTTGTATTAAATATTCCTCAATCATTCCTCTAATTTTACGAGGCATATCCTCTCTAAAACTATATGCGTCAAAGTTATCTGGTAATGTTTTTTTTTCAGCTAGTGAAAGGATCTTGTCTATTTGCCTATAAAAATCATAGTCGGACATTTCTGTGTCAAAGTACCCAATACGATTTTTATTACTAGGTAATAACAATTTCATTCCCCATATACCTTGAAAACTAGGCAATAAAGCTGATGCTGCTGCTGCTCCTACGTATGTACTCTTACTTGCTTTAGGTAAACCGCTAAAAATAATATAACTCTGAAGCATACCAACGATTTTACCTTGAATAGTAAAAATAGGTTGCTGACTCTCTGGGCGTAGCGCAGGGTTATATTTTCGGGACTTTAATAGTTCCGTAAAACCTAGATCGTTTGTCATTTTAATTAATACTGCCAGTAACTAGACAACCATAACATAAAAAATGTTATTACTAACAACCAAAATTTAGGAGATAATAATATTTGATTTATTATTTTTTTCATCTTGATCTGTTTTAATTTTCTTCAATTAATTCTTCAGCCATATCTAACTCTTTTATTAATTCCGATGCCATTAAAATAGCAGCCTGTGGTGGATTTAACATTAGTCCATTTTTACCTAATTTTTTTGTAGATGCTAATTCTAAATAATAAGGTAATAAATGTAGGCTAAAATACTCAAGTTTGGTCATACCAGGTATTGGCGCAATTAATCTTCCAAGATTGTCTTGAGCAACTTGTGGCGGAAATGCTGGTTGATTGTGTTTTTCCATAGTTTATTTAATTTAAAAATTTACCATTTTTTTTCTTTTTTTAAAACCTCAACTAAATTTAAAAAACCTTTTAATGTCTCTGAATCTAAATATCCATTTAAATATGCGTTTAAAATATCTAATGTAAATTGCAGTGCAGATTTAGGTGTATCAACATAATAAAATTGATCATATAACTGATCTACAACTAAACGATCACTTATGTTTTTCATATTTATGATTTTTAAAAAATAAAATTAATTTATTAAAAAATTTGGCAAAAGTGTATAAAAAGAAAAATATTTCAATTATTATTAACAATATACCGCATAATGGAGTAGCGATAAAGATAAAAAAAAGAAAATCTAAAATTTTATTTAAATATTTCATAACTACCATTTAACGAATTAGTTAATTGTCTCTGATAGTGATCTATACTATCATCAATCAAACTTCTAATTTCTAGCTGTAAATTAAATGGTACAATACGTTGCTCAATAAATACTTTAGTGCCAGTATCTAAAGTCATTTCAATACTTACTTTTTTTGTTGAACTAATTTCAGATCCTAAAAATTGTAAAGTAGTGATTTTATCCTGTAACATACGCTGATATGCTAACAGGTCATTTGAAGATGTCATGTTGGTTAGAATTTAGAGTTAATAAGATCGTTTGTCAGAACAAATTTATAGTAGATTATTGCATATAAAAAAAAAAAATTCTAGTTTTTTTTACCAGAATTTTATAAGTTATTAAAAATTAATTTATTATGACAAAAATAGTTCAGCCTCTGATTTACGTCTTTTAGTTAATCCTGGTACTTCTCGACTGCTTACCTTATTCCAGCGTAAAAATTCGGCTGCAATAGTGCTAGGCTGTTCGCCTGCGTTTAATTTACGTAGTAGCGTAGATCTAGTAAATGCGCCTAGTCCTATATTGTAGGCTAAACTAGTTAATGCCGCTAGTTGATTATCTGTAACTGGACGTTTAATTAATTCTTTTACTCTAGCCTGTACGTTTGCTGTGGTAATTTTCAACCACTCCAGCGCTTTTGCTTTAGTAATTACGTCGCCTTGCTTAATAGGTAGACCAGTTTCAGGATTAATCGTTGTACCGTAGCCAATAGTCCAAATGCCGCCGCTATCTTTATAGGCGCGTAGACGTAAGCCCTCAAATTTTGCTATAATTGTTGCAGCTGACACGTTACCAGCAAATAAAATAAGCGCTACTATTGCTAGGCCAATAATATAATTTTTGTAGTGGCTCATTCATTACAGACCTGTTTTATCATAATCTTTAGCTGCTCCTAATCCTAGACCAGCGCCAATAGCTGTGATACCTGTTATTAAATCACCTTTTAATATAGTAGCAATACCACCAATAATTGTAGCAAAGCCAAAAAAGGTCGTTTTCCAGTTTTTAAATAACTTTTTCATTAATCTTTAATTAAATGTTCTAATAAAATATCCAGCTTTGTTTCTAGTCTGGTTAGTCGCTGATCGTGGTCATCATTAGCACGCTGCTTTTCTTCTAGCGCTTTTACGCGCTGATTAAGTACGGCCCAGCTTGCACCAGCTGAAAAAATACTAGTTACTATGATCGCTATTACTTGGCTGTCCATTTTCTTTTTTTGATTCTTCTGCTATTTGTTGGTTCATTTCTCGCAGTTTTAATTGTAAAAATTCAATGTTTGCGAGAAGATCGTAAGCCTGCGCTTTTAGTTCAGTCAAGTTTGTCATTTGTTAAGGTATTAAGGTTAAATTAAGTTGCTCGCAAATATACTCATAAGCCGCTAAATTAACGTCGCTAGCAGTACCCCAGTCAGCATAAGCCTGGCCGCTAATACTAGTATTGCCCTGGGTTAAACTTTGCTTTGTTTCGTTATCCTCGCTGTCAGTTGTTACTTTACTGATATTCCAGTAAAACTGCGCATAGTCCGAAAGGTTGTCGTTTACTATACTAGCGTCAATATAGTTGCCAGTTTCGCTTTGTCCGTTTTGCCAGATTGTTACTGGCTGAATTGAATATCCCATTTTTTATTTTTTATGTTACTGTTGCTAATTTGTAAAGAGTGCCGCCTATATCTACCTCAATATATTCAGTTGTATTTACTACTACTGTTGCTGCTACGCGACTGCCAAGTTTCCACGCTGCGGCTGTTCCGCTTGTTGGTGCGGCAGTTTTTATTGCACCATTAACTTCTAATTTTTCGGTTGGCACAGCTACGCCAATTCCAAAATTTCCACCAAATTTAATAATTGCTTTTGTGTTGCCAGCAGTTTGAAAAATTAAATCATCTTGTGTATCTAAAACTATGTTTTCACCTGCAGAAGCTTGAATTAACAAACTATTAAATGTATTATCACCGATAAAGTGTGATGTTCCAACTAAAATATTTCCATTTACTTGTAATTTTTGCCCGCCGTCTGTTGTAGTGCCGATAAGGACGTTGCCGCCTGCGGTTATTGTTTGTCTAATTGTTGTATTTGTTGCAAAAGATATAGGGCCGTTAGCGTCAACTAAAAAAGACATACCTGCCACATTATCTGTGTACATAGATAATATGTTTGCACCAATATTAACATAGTTTGTTCTTGCAATACCTCCTAAACCAATATACGAAACAGTACTCCCACTATTATTAAATCTAGCCACAGCAGAAGCAGTTGTATCCGTACTTGAATTAGTAATTATTAAACCGCTAGAACCAATTGCATTAAATGATAACGTAGCAACTCCTGTAACCTGTAAGGCACTACCGTTATTTACCGTACTACCAATTAGCGTATTTGCCGCAAAGTAGTTTAGATCGCTTGCGCCCTCTTGGTATATTCCCCAGCGGTTTGTATAGGTTACTGTACCAGTATTTGCCGTTTGATCATTAATTAATAAGCCGTAATTATTAGTTATGGTTACTGCGCTGCCGCTATTATCAGGAAATAGTACCCGCAGTCCTGCCAGGTGTGTTATTGTGCCTGCTGCTGATCCTGCAAAGGCCCAGCCTGCTGTTACGTTACTATAAGGCCTAATCTGTGTACCCTGCGTCATTGTCAGCGTACCAGCGCCAGTAAAACTAACTGAGTTGTATGCGTCAAGTCCAGTTCTAGCGCCGCTAGGTATTGTAGCGTTTCCTGCTAGCGTTAAATCTAGACTTGCACCTAACGCCGTAATTGCGTTAGGACTACTAAAACTAGCGCCAGCTGAAGCGGACAAATTGTAATCAAAATAGTTTGCCCTAGCTATTCCTGTACTGTACGTTTCTGTCGCTTGCCAGCTTGCTTTACCATTTGCCCTGGTTACAGATAGTGGACTAATTAACAAAGCGCCCGTATCATCGTAGCTGCGTAGTGCAAAGTCAGCGCCTGCGTTAGATCCTGTTTCTGCACCGTCCACGCGAAATGCCCATCTGGGCGAAGCATCTGTCCTAAAACTAAAAATTTTTGCTACTCCGCTATCCGCGTCTAGTATTATTCTAGCTGCACTAGCGCCGCCGTCAGCGTGAATTAAACCTAGCGGTGTTACAGTGTTTATAGCTAAATTTCCACTTAAATAACTATTTCCTGTAGTTTGTAAATTAAAACTTCCTAAATCAGTATTACTTCCGATTAATACTTTACCTCTGATTCGTGATTGTGTTATACTGCTATTACCAATAGTAGTAGTATTACTGCCATAACCTTCAGCATTATATCCAATAACTATTTCATTATCGCCGTTATCTGCATACGCTTTTGCTATTCTTCCAATAAATATGCTATTAGTGCTATTAGTTAAATTACCAGTTGCAGGAAAAATAAAAAATCTTCCACTATTATCGCCTACAGCAGTATTTCCAAATCCTGTACTTGTATGTGATAATGAAACTTGCCCTACCGCAGTATTTCTATATCCAGTAGTAACATTTAATAGCGCATTAGATCCTATTGATGTGTTATATCCACCCGTATCTACTGTAGTAAATGTAACATTGTCGCCCCCACCACCTAAAAATATATTTAATCCAGTACCACCAGTTGGAACAGTATTTGTTAATTTACTTAACTCATTTGTAGTTTCAAAAAAAATACTATCTGCTTTTATATTTCCATTAGCCTGTATTGTATATCCTGGCGTAGCTGTACCAACGCCAAGCCTTACGTTTGTATTATCCCAAAATAAGTTTGCGCTAGATCCTATTGCCTGGCTGCTGGTAAAATAGGCCACTTGCGTAGCAGTACCAGTACCAGTAATTGTACTAGATCCTGGGCCGCCAATTAGATCCCACGTTGTGCCGTTATCTCTATAGATCTCAAATGTATCTGTAGAAACGAAAAGCCTACCAGTTTGGCCTGCCGCTGGGCGATTAGCAAACGTATTGCTATTAATCGCTGGACTGCCTAGCTGGTTTAATATATTAAAATTGACAAACATTAAACGTATCTTTTAAGAATAACAGTTAGCTGATTTACTCCAGCGCCACTAAAATTAAACGTATACACTTTGACGTTAATCTCATTTTCATTTCCTGTTATATTCCAGGATTGATTTGGCGTAAGTAAAAAACCGTCGACTGTTACGTTACTTGTTCCCTGGTTTACAAAAATTATGCTGTTAGCGTTAGTGTCTGTTTGAGAACTAGCGCTAAAAACTTTTGTTTCAGTTATGTATTGTCTGCATTTCATCTGCAAGCGCTTTTATCTTTTGCGTACATATCGGCAAAAGTTGTTTCGTCAGGTAAAAATGTTGTTTGATCTACAGCTTCTGCTACAATTTGTCTAGCTTTACTAGCTGCAGATTGAGCACTAGGTGCCGCTGGCCCTGTCTTTTTCTTTTTTAGTAGCCAGTAGTAAAATACTGCTGCCGCTGCTAAATAGATCCAAGTCGTTTTTTTCATTATAGTTATTTTAAACTAGTACGCTGTCATCAAAACCACGAACAAACGCTGGCTTAATAAGAGCCTGCGTTACTGTTTTTGCTTTCTTTTTAGAAACGCCACTTTTTACAGCGCGCTTTACTGCTACTTTTTGGGCAGTTTTAGCTGCTTTTGCCTGTGCTGGTTTTTTTGCAAATAAACTAGTAATTAGATTAGTTCCTACATCAATTAAACTAGGCTTTTGCGCTGCTTGATACTCGGCCTCAAATTCACTTGCACTTTGTTTAATAGGCATATCAGCTGTAACAGTTACACCGCTACGTCTACGATAAGCCATAAATGCTAACGCTGCACCAGCAATTAAAATTATAGGTAATATATTTTTTTTCATTTATTAGGTAGTTTATTTGTATATGTTATTAATTGATTTAGCTGTGCGTCAGAAAGTCCGTCCCATGGTAATATTCCACCACCATTAGTTAAAAATGTAAGTAAATCCTCTTTATATTTATCTTGAAATACTTCAGACAAAAATGATACTGCTGTTTTTGTAGGCATTTTTGAAAATGCAGCCATTACAGAATTAAAATCATCTTGAAATATACCAAATGCATCGTGTATTTGTTTAGCATAGCTTTCTGTTGTAGATCTTTTTAAAAATCTACCACCTACACGTTTATAATATTGAGGTTTCCAATAACTACCTGGATCAGTAATATTTACACTGGCAGCTTTAGTTCCTGGACCTGCCGCTATTCCGCCAGCTATAAGTAACCTTTTAATAGCTGTAAAAGCGATAAGTCCACCACCTATAAGCAGTACATCTGTAGTTGTTATTTTTATACCTTTTGCCATTACTTACGGAGCATTGATAATAACATAGTGATCTGTGATTCTGGCATTGCTGCTAGTTTTGCTAGATCATCTGCTGTTACTCCCTTACTAAATAAAATTTGTAGTGTCGTTTCTATATCCTGCGTACCACTTACTGCTTGAACTCTAGGTCTTGAAAAATTACCTACTAAATTACCGAGTGCTGTTATTAATAGCTGCTGCACTTGCGGCTGTTGTAACATTCCTGCTAGTATGCTACTAGGTGTTGCTGGCTGTTCTTCTTCTTCTTCTTCTTCGTCAATTTCTGCCAGTCGTTCTGCACGCAAAGCACGTATTTCGTTTAGGATCTCGTTATTTATTTGTGCCTGCTGATTGCTTACGCCATAGCCAGCTATCATTCCTAGTGGCGCCTCATTAACTACGAATACTTTGTTAAGCGCAGGCGTTGCTTTCTCTTTGTCCTTATCATTAAAAATTCCTAGTACAAAGTTATTGTAATCGTCGCCAGATATTAACGCAAGTTCAGACTGCAATTTTTGATAGCCTTCGTCTTTATCCTTACCGTCATAAGCGCCAGTAATGTTTTTAGGCATTACTGAAAAACGATACAACTTCCAGGCCGCTTGCGGCTGTTCATTGTACCAGTTTAATACTGCGCCTGCAGTTCGTAGTTGTGCTGTAGCAGCCATAGTTTAAATATAATAAACTCCAAAAATGAAACTAAAGTTTGCTGTGTTAGCTGGTGCGCTAGCAATTTGAATAAATGATTTATCCCAAGTAACCTTTTGGCCTTGAAACTCAAATAGTGCACGTACAAATGGCGTACTTGCTCCAGTTGTTGCCTGTGTGCGTACTAGTGAAACTAAAGGTATTCTGTAAAGATCTTGGCGCTCATTTGCATACAGTACCAAATAAGATTTTTGTAGGATTGCTGCTGTCGGTGTTGCTACATTATTAGGAGATACAGTCATTGTATCAACGCCAAAAGATTCCATAGCTAACAAGCTAGTATAGCGCAGTTTTGGTAGATCAGGAAATGACCATTGTGTCTGTGTTTGTCCTGCACCAGCTACCCCTGGCACTAGTAATTCAACTAGTTCGTACTTCGCGGCTTTAAATGCCATTTTGATAAAGTTTAAATAGGGCCAGCACTAGGCTGGCCCTGGTTAAAATAATAATTAGCGTACAGGCGTTACGTTTTGTGCCAAATGACCGCGAAGAATCAAAATTGCGCGGCTGTTTGTTTCAACTGCTGCCATAGCTTGAGGCAATTGTACCTGCAAACTATTTTGTTTTGATCCTACAAGTACCCAAGC